GATGCGGTATTGATCCAGAAAATTAGGGTTGTCGTAGATGCGCATGGCGCGGTTGGGCTTGATGCCCAAAGACACCAGTAGCTCATACACATCATCAGACAGTTGCGCATTGGTGTTGACGAATTCGGCGTCCCCTTCGGTGGTTGATCCGTCCGAGTCCATCAGGCCGCGCAGCAGCTCCAGGCGCTGGGCGGCACTGGCGCGCAGGTAAATAGCCGGAATGTGTTTTTTCTTGAGCAACCCCAGCCGCCTGAATTTGATAGCCCAGGGTGAGATGGGTTTTCCGTCCGCAGGCACATCCATGAAATAGGTAGCGTTGTTGGGGTAGCGGGCGTCGATGTAGCGCACGCTGACGTCAATGCCTTCGGCTCGCATGTGCTCGGCGGTTTCCACATCGCTGCGGTGCTGGGTGATGCGTGGTGTCACCAGGTGGCCGTCGCCCAGCCACAAGCCCAGCGTGTAGGGCGGGATCGGCAGGTTGGCGTCAGGCAGTTCAAGCGGCCGGGTGTTGGCAATGGCCAGCGCAGTTCGCCCGCGCGATGTGCGCTGCATGGCAAAAAGATCACCCGTGTCCACAATGCCGCTGGTGGTGATGTTTTGGCCCGGCTTGGGCCGGCCGGTGCGCCCGGGGCCATGGTCGCCGCGCAAATGCTCAAACGACTGATCGGCCTCAACCAGCCAGCGGTGCCCCTTGTCGGCAATAACCTCAGTGCCATCGCAAAAGGTGATCTTGAAACAGTCGTGATTTGTGTAGATGGGTGAGCTGTAGCGCACGGTGCATGGCTGGCCAGCCTCGTCAAACAGCACATCGCCGGGCTGCACTGCGCCCATGGTGGTCCAGCCGGTGGCTGTGGGAATGGGGGTGTCAAGCGCCAAAGCGTAGCCCAGGCGCGCACTTTTCTGAAAATCAAATTCTTCAATGTCGTCGTTCGACATGCAATCCATGATGCCAATCTGGTAGCCGTAGGCGCGCCACTTTTGCGTTTTCTGACTGGATTCGGCAGACAGGTAAAAATGCTTGGCCGACCACTGGCTCAAGCTCAGCGGCTCGGGCACCTTGAGCGCCTCCAGCCCGCGCGCCACAGACTCCCGAATAGCCGCGCGCTGCTCATCCGGCAGGTGCGGCCAAAGGGTGGCAAGGCTGGGCGGCATGCGGCTCATGGCGGTCAGAACAGGTCCAAATTACCGCTGGGCGCTTCAGGCACACAATGCGGGCTGCACCACAGCGTTTCATCTTTGCTGTTTTGCACCGCCTCATCGCGCATCGCGTAACCCTTGCGCGCCGTCCAGGTGCGCAGGTGCCAGCCGTGTTGCAACAACGCGTCATGCTCGCCCGCATGGCCGCACAACACAATGCGCAGTTGCTTGTTTTGCCCGTTGGAAGCGCACCATGCCTGCACTTGCAGGGGCAGGTCGGTGCCCACACCGCCAGCGGCGTAGTCCATCGCACCCTTGGTGTACGGCGGGTCCAGAAACACGGCGGTCAGGCCGTGGCGGGTGGTCACGCTGTCTTTAACCACCCGGCCCCAGTCGCCACATGTCACACGCACGTCACGCAGGCGCAAATGCAGCTCGGTGAACCAATCAAAAATGAACTGGCGGCGCGGTAAATCGGTTACGCGCCTAATGCCTCTGCCTGAAATTTCAGGAAGTTGGCGGTTGATGCCCTGCCCGGCGTTCCCGAGGTGGGGGAGTTGGCGGTTGATGCCCCGCCCGGCGTCCCCGAGGTGGGGGAGTTGGCGGCTATCAACCAGCGCGGTGCCGTCGTGTACCCAGGGGCCGGTGCCGCTGCACCAGCCCGAGCCGATCCAGTTGCACGCGCCCCAGCACCACCATCCGGCAATCTTGACATCGAACCAGTCCGGGTTATTGTGCAGGCTGTTGGTCAGGGTGGTGGTTTGGCGCACCAGCCAACTGTGCCGGGCGAACAGGTCGACCTCGTTGCATGGCCAGTCGGCATGGTGCGCTACCGCATCGGGGTCGTGCGCAATGGCGCGCCAAAAGTTGGCCACAAAGCCGTCGGCATCGTTGATGGTTTCGATGCGCTTTCCCGTGGGGGCACCCAGCAGCATGGCCGCGCTGCCCGAGAAGGGCTCCACGTAGTTGTCCACCTGGCCAAACGCATCCCATACGGTGCCCGCTGCGCCGGACTTTCCGCCGAAATAAGGGAACGGGGCTTTGAGGGGGTCAGCATTGGAGCGAGTCATGCCGCAGACGTTCGGCATTGAAGCAAAAGCGGGCTCTACTTCAGTCATGGCCGTCATTCGTCTGCTCCATCAATCAGTTGACATAACTGGCCTAGCAGCAGACAGACCGCTTCGGTCACCACAAAGGCAATGACGCAAACCAGCAGCAGCGCTTCAAATGGGAATACAGCCAGACGGCGGATGGTTTTCATGATGCATCCACCGCTTGATTCACCCGGCGCAAAAGCTGGTCAATGTCAGGCCGGGGCTTGGGCTTGAACCCGTCCAGCATGTGCTCGGCGCCATGCTGGGCACTGATGTAGGGCTGGCACTGGCGCAACAGGTCTTGTTGTTCTTGCAGGCGCTGGGCAGCTTCGTAAATGGCAGCGTTGGCAACGCCGTCGCCGCTTTTGATGTCGCGCACCAGAATAAGCATGGCGTCGATCAGGGTGGTGGTGCTGGAGCGGGGTGTTTGCATGGGTGATTCAGGCCGTGGCCTCGTTGTCTTCTGCGTCCATCGCATCCAGGCTGGCTAGGCTCATGCTGGCGGCCAGGTTGATGGCTTCAAAAGTGCAGGTTTCAATGATCTTGAGGTCGTCAGCGCTCAAGTGCGGGCAACGCATCTTCATGGCCGGTGGCAGGCCTTGCAGGTGGTCGCGTATCTGGCTGGCCACGCTGGCAATCACCTGCTCGATCAGGTTCACCGCCATGAACTCTTTGCGGTCTTTGGCCAGTTCAATTTCGTTGCGCTCGCGCGCCACGCGGGTGGCAATGGTGCGCTGGCGGGCCAGTTCGCCATCAGCGCCACGGCCTGCCGCTTCTTCGCGCAAATGCTCGATGTAGTCGGCATGCCACTGGCCCATGGTTTGGCCGGGTGTCAGCACGCCGGCGGCCAGGTGGTCACTCACAGCGGGCTGGCTGATGCCCACCAGGTCGCCAAACTCCTGCTGGGTGCAATAGCGGTCCAGGTCGATGATCATTTTTTGAACGCCGTGGCAATGGCGCCCGCTGCGGCTTCATCCCAGCGCCGCTGCAGGTTGGTGTCCACCGCTTTTTTCACCACCGCATCCACGTCGAGCCGCTTGCTGTACGACGCCTTGCGCACAAACTTGAGCATTTGCAGCAGCCGCCTGCCTGGCAAGTGCTTGTAAACCCCAGGCGGCAACCATCCGCCCCCTTTTGCCATCGAATTCAGGCCAGGCGCCACGGCGAACATTTCAGTGGCAACGCTCATTTTTTTGGCGCGTTTTTGGCTTGCTCCAGACACCGCCCGGCCAGACGCATAACGCGAATTCACCTTGAGCTGCAGCACGTTGATGATTTGCTTGTAGTACGACCCTGCCAAATTGCCGTAACCATCCAGTGGCATCTTGTTGCCTGGCACCGTCACCCATCCAGCGGGCAACTGACCCAACCTGGTCAACAAAAATTCGGTCTTTTTCTGATGACGGGCGCTTGCGCCTTGCGCACCGGGGCGAATGTGCTCGTTTTTGGCTTTGCCGCTGTTGTCATCAGACTGGCGAAAAAACACCTTGGCGGCCTGATTGGCCTTGGTCGCCTTCTCAAACGTCACACCATCCAGGGTGAATTTGACCGGCCGGTCAAACACCACTGGCAAGGCTTTCACAATCTCCTCTTTGCCATCTTTAGCCAACAGCGTCAGCGTGTGCGCCATGGCAAACGGCACTTGGCGCGGCAACTCCACAGAGAGCGCGTTCGCTACATTTTTGAAGTCAACCTCAAATTCAAAGTCCATCACATCCCTCACAAAAAATCGAACTACTGGCCCACCATGGCTTTGAATATGACAAAACTTTCTGTGACTTAAAACCCCCACCAAGCCCGTTTTGTGAAAAAAACAGCGCTTAAACCATGCACAACAACAGCAACCACTCACCCTTTGCCCGTATAACCCCCTTAGAGCCGCCCCACATCTAGCC